ATTTGAAGAAGCAAATTTCATTAAAGAGCAATTCATGCCGCAATACGATTTGCGAGAATTAATGCTTATTCCAGAAAAGGTAGAAGTTGAATCGAGTGCTTCGCCTATCGATATTGAATTTGAAAGTGTTGATACCATTGTTATCAATCAAATCAATGCTATTGAAAGCGACACATACGATAAAGGACTCCTATTAGAGATTTATAAAGAACTATGATTAAAATTAAGAATCTAACCGTAAGAAATTTCATGAGCGTGGGTAATCAAACTCAAGCCATCGATTTTGACCGTGGTCAATTAACTCTAGTCTTAGGTGAAAATCTAGATCTAGGAGGTGATGATTCTGGGGCTCGCAACGGTACGGGCAAAACAACTATCATCAATGGCTTGAGTTATGCGATCTACGGTCAAGCCCTGACTAATATTAAACGTGACAACCTTATCAACAAGATTAATCAAAAGGGAATGTTAGTCACAATTAGTTTTGAAAAACACGGCGTTGAATATCACATTGAACGTGGTAGAAAACCAAACTTGTTAAAATTTAGCATTAACGGTCAAGAACAAGAATTACAGGACCTTGACGAATCTCAAGGCGATAGTCGAGAAACACAAAAAGCAATTGAAGATGTATTTGGTATGAGTCACGAAATGTTTAAACACATTTTAGCGTTGAACACTTATACTGAACCGTTCTTATCAATGAAGGCTGCTGATCAAAGAAGCGTTATTGAACAATTACTAGGTATTACACTTTTATCAGAAAAAGCAGAAAATTTAAAAGAACAAATCAAACAAACAAAAGATGCTATTACTTCAGAAAATACTAAAATAGAAACAATTAAAGCTAGTAATGAACGCATTCAACAAAGCATTGAAGCGTTAGAGCGTAAACAAAAAATGTGGAACGATCAAAAAGAGTCCTCTCTTGAAAATATACTTAAAAGTATTGATCGTTTAATGCAAATTGACATTGAAGAAGAAATATCAAATCAACGAGCATTAGTTGAATGGAATAAAAACAAAAAAGAAAAAGATAACCTTAATTCTTTAATTGCTAAACAAACAGCGGCATTAGAAAAAGAACAAAAAGTCCTTTCTAAATTAGAAAAAGAGCTTATTAGTCTTGCAGATCATAAATGCCATGCTTGTGGTCAAGAGTTACATGATGACAAACATGAAGAAATGCTTGTAGCAAAAGCTCAACAAGTTGAAGAAAGTAAAGGTTCTATTAACGAACACTTAGAAGAACTATCAACTCTTAACGAAGCAATGGCATTATTAGGTGAGCTAACTGCTTGTCCAAAAGTAACTTATGACAATTTAGAAGAAGCACTTAATCATAAAAACACATTAGATGGGTTAGAAAGAGATGCTACTATTAAAGAAGCAGAAGAAAACCCTTATGATGATCAAATCTTAGAATTAAAAAATACTGCTGTTCAAGAAATTGACTGGAATAACCTAAACGAACTTGTAAGAGTTAAAGATCATCAGGAGTTTTTACATAAACTTTTAACAAATAAAGATAGTTTTGTACGTAAACGTATTATCGATCAAAACTTAGCATTCTTAAATCAACGATTAACTCATTATCTAGATAGAATAGGATTGCCTCATATTGTAGAATTTCAAAATGATCTTAGTGTTATTATTACTCAATTAGGCCAGGACCTAGATTTTGATAATTTAAGTCGAGGTGAACGCAACAGATTGATTTTATCTCTATCTTGGGCGTTCCGAGATGTGTGGGAAAATCTTTATCATCCTATCAACCTGTTGTTTATTGATGAGCTTGTAGACAGCGGCATGGATGCCAGCGGAGTAGAATCAAGTATTGCGGTACTTAAGAAGATGACTAGAGAAAGAAATAAAAATGTTTTCTTAATTTCTCACAGAGATGATCTAACAAATCGAGTAAATCATGTGTTAAAAGTTATTAAAGAAAACGGATTTACCAGTTACAGCAACGATGTGGAGATTATAGAATGATTTATGACTTTTATTATGTTAAAGAACTTTATACACCAGAAATGTGTGAAGAACTCAGGACTTTAATTCTATTACATTATAATAGAGACGATTCTGTAAAAGATGTTCCTGCAGATGGAGCAACTAAAACTGCCGATGTAAAATTTATCAACAGAAAATTTATATCCCCCGAATTAGAAAAATTTTATGAATCAATTGGTGTTATTAACAACCTTGCTTTTAGATTTCATCTTGACGCAATTGGGTACGAGTCAATATTAAGTTACAATACCTACGATTCTAAAACCAACGGCGAATATGATTGGCACACCGACGGGAGAAGAGATGGTATTAAGGATATTAAATTAACAGCATTACTAAACTTATCTGACGAACCGTATGAGGGCGGTGATATAAGTTTATTTTTCAACGGTCCTCATGTAATTGAAGAATTTAGATTGCCAGGAACATTGTTAGTTTTTCCTAGCTGGGTTCCTCATAAAGTTGATCCAGTAACCAAAGGCACTAGAAAAACACTTATTCAATTCTTTGAAGGCCCTCCTTTGTTATGACAACAGAATCGCACGATCGTATGATTGCTGCTTTTCAGGAATATTTTAAGTGGCAAGAACGATTTGAATACAAAGGCTCAGATGAAGCAGGCATTAAGGCACGATATTGGCTATCAGAAATACGCAACGAGGCATCAAAAAGGCGAGTTGAGATACAAGAAAAACGCGAACAACGAAAGTTAGCCAGAAAAGGCATGGTTGGAAGACCGCCTAAAATAACTAAGTGAGTGCAATGGACGTATCAAAATCAACCAATAAACGAAATACCAGAAGGCTATATTGGCTTTGTTTATCTCATCACGAACACACAAACCGGGCAGAAGTACATAGGCAAGAAATTAGCACAATTTAAACGTACTAAACCACCACTCAAAGGCAAAAAACTTAAACGTAGATCCGTAGTTGAAAGCGATTGGCGCGATTACTGGGGTTCTTCTGATAGGTTAAACGCAGACGTCCAAGCATTAGGTCCCGGAAACTTCACTAGAGAAATACTTTATCTTTGCAAATCCAAGGCAGAAATGTCCTATTTAGAGGCAAGAGAGCAGTTTGAACGCAGAGTTTTAGAAACTGACGAATATTATAATGGCATTATAAACGTCAGAGTAGGCGGTTCAAACATACTAAGGCAACGCCTAGAAGAACATAAAAAGGCAAAATAAAGCGGTTTTTGGCTAGCGCAGGCCTTAACTTCATGCGCTCTAAACCTGGTCAATCGTGGTCGCAGGGACGGAATTCCATGCCGCAATGGTACTCAACTACTACCCATTTATGGATGAAGATCGCTTAAAACCTGCGATTTAGTTGTTTGAAAAGGATATGTAAAGGTAAAATGAGGGGAGAAAAACCCCACGTGTACATTAGTGATAGCAGATTAATGTATACCGCCGTTGTGTAAAGACGGAGCTCGAGGTACCGGACAACCGCCTCTGTAATGCTCTACTGCTGTGTGACATGGTTCGACTCGGATAATGTTTTTTCTTTGCCCGGCAACGGGCAAAGTGTGACTGAAACGATCTGGATAATGCTAAATTTGCGCTTCGCGCAAAATATATTTCAACTGCATCTTTGAAATAATTAAAAAAAAGAAAAGTGCTTTGAGCGAAGCGATAAAGCAAGCGAGCGTTAGCTCGCTTTTCAATAAATAAGTAGTATATCAATTTTGAGTCTTTTATGAAAATATCAACATTATTAGAAAATCATCAGTTACTTGTCGAAAGACATATGCACAACTCACGATTAATATTAGAGGAAAGCTGTGACGGTCTTAATAAGGAACAACGCAGAATTGTTGAAGGCATTTATAATGAAATGCTACCTCTTATCGAAGCTAGTCTAAGCCCTGAACAGGTTAAACAGGTATTTGGATCTGTAGAGCAAAGTGTAAGTGCAGGTGGTGGTAATAGAACAATGCTGGGCAAAGGCATCGATGTTGCTAAAAAAGCAGATGAAGTAGTTAATAAAGTTGGTAAATGGCTACAGGATACTACGCCTGTTAAGAACATGGACCAAAAGTTTGAAGATTTAAAGGCTAAAGTTGGTGCTAAGTTTCCTGAGCTAGATAAAACTCTAACTGGATGGGGAACTTGGATGAAAGAAAATCCAGGTAAGTCAGCAGCGATTATTGGTGTGCTTACCACTCTAGCAGCTCTTGCAGGTGGCCCAGTAGGTGGCGCTATTGCAGGTGCTATTATTCGTAATTCGTCTGAACTAATCAAAGGCGAAAAACTTTCAACTACCATTGGCAAAGGTATTAAAACAGCAGCCTATGGTTTTATTGCTGGTAAGACCTTTGAACTTATTGGCGATGCACTCAGTGGCGGAGTTGATATTATCAAAGATAATCTATTCCCTGGTGCTAGAAGATTAAACATGACTCAAATCTTTGATGAAGTTGGGGGAGAGTTAGGATCACGTTCTGCTAACTTTGAAATTAAAGGACTAGTAGGACAACCAGCAGATATTGCAGATGCTAAAGAGTTATTCATGGATGCTACTTCTGCTTGGCAAGCAGGAGATTATGCTCAAAGCGACAAGGTATGGCAAGTTCTTCAGGGCATGATTGATGATAAATTTAATAATCCAGAGTATATTGCTCAGATTGCTGCCACAGCAGACAAGCGAGCAATGTTAAAATCTGCTGCCGAAGGTGCTAAAGAAGTGTTTAAATTCTTAGGCGCGGCTGCGCAAGGCGCAGTTGCAGCTGGTACAGGCAGCAAACAACCAAAACAAGAAAGTTATTATATTCAAACTAGACCTTTAAGTGAAGGTCAAGTATATCTAGTGTTTAATCGTGTGTTATCAGAAGCTGGCTTTATGGACAAGGTTAAAGCTGGAGCAGGCAAAGCAGTTGATTGGGCCAAGACAAAAGGTCATAACATGACCACACAGGTCACGGCAGACAAGTTAAATTCTGCTTGGCAAAAAGCAGGTGCTCCTACAGATTCAGAAGAACTAGCAAAGTTTTTACAAGATCAGGGCATTGATGCAGGTATTGTTACACAAGTTTATAGTCAAATGAAACTACCACCACCCGGTCAGGGCGGTGCCGATCAAGGTGGCCAAGGTGGCGCCAATGGTAAAAAAACAGCTACACTATATGCAGAAGTTAAATCAGAGTTAGCTAAGTTAGATAAGAAAAGTAAAAAGCGTATCATGGGCTTCTTACAAAAACAATTAGGAACTGCTTAAAATGAGATTAAATGAATTCATAACCGAAGATAAAGAACTTGCCGAAGGCCCATTGATGAATAAAATTGGTAGTGCAGTTGGCAAAGCTGTAGGAACTGCTGCCAAAGGCGTTGGCGCAGTTGCAGGTGGTATAGCTGGACTTGGTGCAGCCGCTAAAAAAGGATTTGCCGCAGGTAAAAGTACGGTAGCAGGTGCAGGAGATGACGAAGAGCCCGCACAAGGTCAAGCAGCAGGTGGTCAACAAGCAGCAGGTGGTGCCGGTGGTCAACAAGCAGCAGGTGGTCAAGGAGGCATAACTAAACGTCAAGTTGCTCAAGATATGTGGAAAAAAGGAAAGATTGGTCAAAATAATCCTTTCCTTAATGCAGCCAAGAAAGCAGGAATGCAAGATACAGATCAAGAAGAACCCGCACAAGGTCAAGCAGGAGGCCAACAACCGGCCGCTAGCGGACAACCAGCACCTGCAAAAGGAAAACCAGCAGCAGGCGGAGCAGCACAACCTGATGCATCTGGAAGAATTGAACCAACTATGGAACCCGCACAAGGTCAAGCAGCAGGTGGTCAAGGACAAGATCAAGCTCAACAAGGCACGCCTTATGCACAGGTTAAAGCTAAGATTGCTAAACTAGATAAAAAAGGTAAACAACGAATCCTTGCAGGACTACAAAAAGAATTAGGCGCACAACCAGCAGCACAAGAAAAACCAGCAGCAGGCGGAGGTGCATTTGGACAAATGGCAGCAAACTTAGCCGGCGAACCAAATCCGGCAGTAAGCACTGGAACAAGCTCAACTGGTGGAACAACATCAAAGGTTGGTGGAACAACAACCCATACAGCAAATCCAAACAATCCTAATATGCAACAACAACCAGCACCGGAACAGCCAGCTGCAACACAAGAACCCGCAGTTGAACCTACAATGCAGACAAAGAAACGTGCTCCGAGAAAATCAAGAGCTAAGGCTCCTGCTCAGCCTTCGGTGCAAGCCGCTGGCAAAGTTAACACAGGTAATCCTTTGGCAGAAGCACTTGAAAGAAAAATTGAAGAACACAAAAAGAAATTGTTCACCGAAAATGTTAAATCAGGTGCAACAAGTATTTTTAAAAAGTAATTAAAAGAATGGGAGGCCGCTTTTCTTAGTGGTCTCTAAATTATCTTTGATAATCTCGCCAATAATTTGGCGCTCTTCATAACTTAGATTCATACCTTCACTATAAGAAAGTCCTCGCATATACCAACAAGCCTTGAGGACATCCTTTTTAATCTCCCTAGCCTCTTTTTCTAATTTTGAAACAAGATGTAAGATCTCCGGCCTTGGGAGGTTTAAGACCTTACTGCGAAAAAATTTGATTGATCCATTACTAAGTTAATAGTATATTGATGATGACATTCTGTACACTCGACTTCTTGAGTCTGTAGATCAATTCTACCTTTCATTTCTGTTACATGTTTATTAATTGTATTAAACACATCAGTTGATGCATTGTTAATAAATTCTTTAATCATAACAGAATCAGTTACGGTAGCTTCTGGCGTAGTAATACTAGTGATACATCCTGCAATAACATCTACGGTTAATTCGGTTAATTTAATAAAACTTTCGCCAAATTGCTCTAATTTTTCTTCATCTGACAATGAATCGTTAGTAACAACGTTTAATACTTTTTGTTGTTCTAATGCTTTAATACTAGCCTTAGTAATTTCTTGATATGAATAAGGTCTAATAGTAATAGTTAACGGTGGAACTTCAAGTTGATCTACATATCTAAAATTATTAAGTTTATCAAGATAACTCACAAGATTAATTTCAAATGTACTTCGATTACTGCATTCAGGGCAATCCGCATCAACTTCCATCATTTCACCGTAGGTTGCTGTTCTAATAGCAATTAAAACAGCATCTAAATCTAAACTTGGCATTTTCCAAGGATCTTTAATAGCAGGCACACAGCTTTTTATTAGTTCAACGGTTGCTTGACCATTCATTAACGCATCGGGAGTTTTAAACATAAGTTCGTCCTTAGCGGTCATAGCATAGACAGCGTATTCGCCATTCTCACTCTGATCCAATACTCCCGGCGGATAATATTTGCCGTGACTTGGTAAAGTTACATATAACTTTGGTTGTCTAAAAAACGCTGCCAACGGATTTGTTGGTTTAGCAATTGATGGATTTTCTACCATTTTTTAACCCCGATAAATAAAAAGTAATCATACGTATTTATGTACGCACTTTTCTGGGATTTTGAATAATGGCAGAAGTAACCGGTGATCTAGGCGGTCAACCAATTGAATTAAACAACGCGGCTACCGAAGCCACCCTCAAGGAACTTGTCCGTGCTGTTGCTCTGTTGGCTGCTAAACAAGGCAAAGACGGCAAATCTGAAAAACAAATTGCAGAGTCGATGAAAAAATTCTACAAGCAACTTGAAGAATCATCGGACGGATTTAAAAAATTAACCAAACTGCAAAAAGAAAAGATAAAACAAGACGAAGAAGAAAACAAAGCTCAAAAAGAAAAGATAAAACAATATCAAGAAGAACTTAGAGCCCAGGAAAAATTTATTGAAGGGACAAAATTAGTTGCTTCTGGATTTACAAAAGTTGCTAGTAGTGCCAGTGCATTAGGATCATCATTCTTTGGGTTAATGAATGATCTTGCCAATATGGGAAACAACATCAATGCTGTTGGCGGCATTATTGGCAAGATTCCAATTTTTGGTGGAGTTCTTGGGTCGGCCTTTGGTGCTGTAGCAGGCGCTGCTACAAAAACTTATGAATCGTTTAACAAAGCAGCAAGTGTTGGTGCAAACTTCGGAGGAAGCATTCAAGAAATGCAACGTCAAGTTTCGGCAACAGGGCTAACACTTGACCAGTACACAAGCATTATTAAAAATAACAGCGAGAACTTAGCATTATTTGGCGGTAGTGTAACTCAAGGTGCAAAACGTTTAAGTGAAATGTCTCAGAAGATTAGAAATAGTCAACTTGGAGACGAACTTGCAAGATTGGGTTATTCAACTGAAGATATTAATAATGGCATTGCTAGATATTCAGCAATAGTCACAAAGAGCGCCGGCGGAGTAAGAGTTTCAAACGAAGAGTTAGTTAAAGATACGGGTGACTATCTAAGAAATTTAGATGCTGTTTCAAAACTTACTGGTAAGAATAAAGAAATACTTCAAAGAGAACAAGAAGCAAGACAAGCCGATGCGCAGTTTAGAATATTACAGGCTAAAGTTGGAAAAGAAGGTGCTAAAAATTTAAACATGCTAATGGATAGCATGAGTGAATCTGAAAAACAAGCAGCACAAACTATTTTAGCCACAGGATCATTAAACAGCGAAGCAGCTCAGCAATTAATGATTACAAATCCGCAGGCCGCAAAAGCATTGCTACAGGCTTCTCGTGATATTAGACAATCAGGAACAATGACTAGAGAAGGAGCATTTAAGATTGACGAAGCATTCAATGCTGGTGCTATTGCTAGTCAAAAAAATGCTGCTCAAGTAACGTTGGCCACGTATGATGCTGAAAAATGGGGCAAGGGTATTGTTTCTAATTTAGATCGAGCCAACAGGGCAGAAAAAGATAACGGAAGTCTAAGAGCACAAGCGGCACAACAAGAATTAGACAGACAAAAACAATTAACAGAAGGCGCCAAAGGTCTTGATCCTGCTAAAATGAAAAGTAACATGGAAAAGTTAGCTGACCTTTCAAATAAATTTATGGCAGCATTGGCTAATAGTCCGTTGTTAGATAAAATGTTGCAGTCATTTACAGCGGCCATAGAAGAACTAACTCCTATATTAATTGAAGGATTGACTTGGGTGGCAGACCATGCAAAAGAAGTAGCTATAGGAATGGGAATACTAGGTGGACTTATAGTAGTTTCAAGCGCCATTACTGCTGCTGCAAATTTAGTTCAAGCAGTTAATGTTTTAGGTTTAACAGCACTGGCATCAGCAGTATGGGCAACCGTAGCTCCTGTACTAGCGGCCGCAGCGCCATTTATTGCAGTAGCGGCAGCGGTTGCAGGTGTTGTTTATCTCTTTAAGAAATTATATGATAGTGGTTGGACATTTGGAACAATTATTGATGCTTTAAAAGATAATTTCCAACGTTTATGGATGACTTTGCAAGATTGGATGGATTCTTTATTAGAGAAAATACCAAATGCAATTGGTGGTATTAGTAAAGCAGAAGCTGATAGACGTAGAGCCTTAAGGGATGACCAACGTAAAGAACTTGACGCTAAAGAAAAAGATAGAGACGATAAGAGAAAACAAAAAGCAATAGAACGTGGAACTTACGAGGAAGATAAGAAAGCTACTCAAGAACATACTAAAACAACACAAGCTGCTACCGCTGCGGCTCAAGAGGCAACTAAAACAACAGAAGCTCAAGTAGAAGCACAGAAGAAAATTAATTACACAAGTCCTGAAGAAACATTTAAAGCCTTTAAAGAAAGAAAAACTATGGGAGGAGGAGCTCCTTCACCTGCCACACCTGCTACTGCACCCGCTGCACCAACAGGAGGACCGGCCCCAGGAGCTGCTGGACCGTTAAATCAAGATCAACAGAAAAACATGGCTCTAGTTGAAGCAGCTCTTAAAAAACAAGGAATTACTGATCCTGCTTATGTTGCTGCTGTCAAAGGCAACATAATGAAAGAAACTGGCGGTAAGAGTATTTCTGAAAATATGAATTATGCTAATACATCTAACGATCGTATTAGAAAAATATTTGGTAGTAGGGCTGCTGGAAAATCCGATGCAGAACTAAATGCTATCAAAGGCGACCAGCAAAAAATGGGCGAAATGATGTATGGTTCCGGCACAGCAATGGGTCGTCAAATGGGGAATACGGAACCCGGAGATGGATGGAAATATAGAGGCAGAGGTTTTATTCAGTTAACTGGTAAAAATAATTATGCCGCTGCATCAAAAGCCATCTACGGTGATGATAGATTAGTTAAAAATCCAGATTTAGTTAACGATCCACAGGTTGCTGCGGAAGTTAGTGCTTGGTATATGAAAAAAGGTCAAGCCGGAATGGCTAGCAAACTTGGTATGGGCACTTCTGGATTATCTCAAGAACAAGCAAACTTGTTAGCAACAAGCCAAATTGCCGGTGGAGACATAAGACGAAAAGGCGCAATTGGAGAAGAAATTTTAGGAAAAGTAAATTCTTATTCTGGACAATTTGCCAAAGGTGGCAGCGTAACTCCATCGACCTCAACAGCTCAAACTAGTGTATCACAACAACCAGCAGCGCCAGCACCAGCGGCAGCAACTGCTCAACCAAGAACTGGTGCAACAACACCTACACCCGCTAAGGCAACTCAAGAAACAGCTGAATCGCAGTTATCGCTATTAAATACTAAGATGGATCTATTAGTTATGATAAATCGAAAATTATTAGAAGTTAACGACAAGCAGCTTACTACACAAAAGTCTATGACGGGCAATGTATATTCTGCTTAAGGATCATTAATTAAATGAGTTGGAAAAAATATTTTACTCCTGTCAACATCGATAACCAACAAGGAACAATGAGTCCTATTGGCAGTAGAGGGCGACCAGGACCTGCAAGAACTAATTATTCATCATTCTTGCCTGACGTATATGCAGGTAATCCAAATCGTGTCGAACGATATATGCAATATGACACTATGGATATGGACAGCGAAGTTAACGCAGCTCTAGATATCTTAGCTGAATTTTGTACACAAAAAGATAGAGAAAATGGAACAGCGTTTCAACTATCATTTAAAGGCAAACCAACCGGAACCGAAGTTAAGTTAATTAAAGAAAGCCTACAGAAGTGGGCAAAACAAAATCAATTTGACACAAGAATTTTTCGTATAGTTCGAAATTCTTTCAAATACGGAGATTGTTTCTTTGTTAGAGATCCAGAAACTAAAAAATGGTTGTATGTTGATCCTGCTAAGGTTACAAAAATTATCGTTAACGAAAGCGAAGGAAAAATTCCCGAGCAATATGTTTTAAAAGATATTAATTTTAACTTTGCAAATCTAATTGCAACAACTCCTCATGCTACATCAAATACACAACCTAGTGGTACTGGTAGTTATACCGTATCGGGCGGTGGATTTGGTAGAGGATTTGTTGGGGATGCAGCAAGACCTCCTGGCACTAGATTTCACAATCAAGTAAACGAAATAACGGTTGATGCAAAAAATGTTGTGCATATTAGTTTAAGCGAAGGATTAGACAACAATTATCCTTTTGGCAATTCAATTTTAGAATCTGTATTCAAAGTCTACAAGCAAAAAGAATTGCTTGAAGATGCTATTATTATCTATCGTATACAACGTGCTCCAGAAAGACGTATTTTCTATGTAGACGTTGGAAATATGCCAGCACACATGGCTATGAGCTTTGTTGAACGTGTTAAAAACGAAATCCAACAAAGACGTATTCCTAGCGCCAGCGGTGGTGGCAATAATTTAGTTGACGCTAGTTATAATCCACTAAGTGTAAACGAAGATTACTTCTTCCCACAAACTGCTGAAGGTCGTGGTTCTAAAGTTGAAACACTACCGGGTGGTACTAATCTAGGTGAAATTACAGATTTACGATTCTTTACAAACAAACTTTTCCGTGCTTTAAGAATACCAGCAGCATACTTGCCAACAGGTATTGAAGAAGCAAGTAATACTATTGCCGACGGAAAAGTTGGAACGGCATATATTCAAGAATTACGATTTAATGAATATTGCAAACGTTTACAATCAATGATAGCGCAAACATTTGATGTTGAATTTAAACTTTGGATGGCTGCGCAGGGCGTAAACATTGACAATAGTTTATTTGAATTAAAATTTAATACTCCACAAAACTTTGCTGCTTATCGTCAATCAGAACTTGACACAGCAAGAGCAGCAACATATTCACAAGTTTCACAAATTCCTCATCTAAGCAAACGTTTTGCACTAAAACGCTTCTTAGGATTAACTGAAGAAGAAATTAAAGAAAATGAATCATTATGGCGCGAAGAAAATGGTTCTAACCTAACACCTACGGATGATGCTGCTGGAGACTTAAGATCGGCTGGCGTAACACCGGGAGGTATGGCGGCAGAAGCGGGTGGACAAGACGCAGAAGCACCCGACGATTTAGCAGCACAAGCAGCTGAACCAGGGGCTGAACCTGAAGCTGCTCCAGCAGCCTAACTTAGGTAAATATTATTATGCTTCTACGTGAATTTTTCTATTTTAACGACAATACAAACGACTTTGGAAACGATCAAAGATATGACGCTTCCAGAGATAGTTCTGTCTTAAAAAAATCAGATACTCGTAAAATTCGATTAACTTTACGACAAATCAACCAACTGCGCCAACAAAGCGAAGCTCATGAAATGGAAGAACAATCAGAGCGTTCGTTTATACAACAGATGTACGGTACTCCAGTTGAAGCACAGCAACCCGCGGAATGAACCAGCTTTCGTACTTGGTAATGGGCGTAGCAGACTAAGATTAAATCATGCTGCCCTGCCAGAATACGGCACTACATTTGGTTGTAACGCACTTTACAGAGAATTTGAACCCGATTTTTTAATTGCAGTTGACGTAAAAATGGTCAACGAAATTATAGCCAGCGGGTATCACAGAACACATTCTGTATGGACAAATCCAAACAAAGGAGTTAATACTAAGTCCGGAGTTAACTTTTTCCATCCGCATAGGGGATGGAGTAGCGGTCCAACAGCTCTTTATTTTGCTTGCGATTGCGGCCACAAAGACATATATATTTTTGGATTTGATTATGAAGGCATAGAAGGTAAATTTAACAATGTTTATGCCGATACATATAACTATAAAAAGAGTTTTGAACCGCCCACTTACCACGGTAATTGGCTAAGTCAAACAGAAAAAACGATTAGAGATTGGAGAGGTAATCAGTTTTACAGAGTAGTAGAATCGGGATCATTTATTCCAGAAAAACTTGGCCCTACATTACCAAATTTAAAACATATAAGTTTTGAAGAATTTGAAAAAAAGTTCCCCGGAACTATATATTCTGACCAAACGAATCAAAAAAACGTCATTTAACCCCTTTTTTTAATCTACGCAGTAAATAAAAACACAGCCTAACCATACCTTGAAGGAGAATTTAACATGGCAGATAAGAATTTATTAAGCCAAATGCTAGAGCATTTGGTTAACGACGATCAAGCAAAAGCTGATGAGCTTTTCCACGAATACGTAGTACAAGCATCACGCGAAATCTACGAAAATTTAATTGAATCTGAAATCGCAGAAGAAGAAGATAAAGAAGACGAAGACATGGACGAAGCTGCACAAGATGATGATGCAGAAGAAGACAAAGTTGACGAAGCTTCCGAAGAAGATAGCGACGAAGATGATCTAGATGAAAACTTCGAAGATGTTGCTTTTGAAGGTGGCGACGAGCCTGAAATGGGCGGTGATCCAACAGACGACCTAGAAGGTGACCTAGAAATGGGTGACGAAGAAGGCGGCGAGCAATCTGAAGAAGAAATTATGCAAGATTTAGAGTCTATTGTTGACGAACTACAAGCTAAATTTGCGCAGCTAAAAGGCGAAGAAGAAGCCCAAGGCGAGTTTGGTGACGAAGAAGGCAGTGACGATATGCCTGAAGAAGAAGGTTTTGATTTAGAAACCGTTCGTGAATATGTAGAAAAAGTTCCAGCAGGTCACGGTGCTGAAAAGAAAGGTGCTGCTGAAAAATCTGACAACACAAAGTCTACAATCGACAACATGAAGAATGATATGGGCGGTACAACTGCTAACATCCTTTCTTCTAAAGAAGATGCAGCTACTTACGCTAACCAAGGCGCATTAAAAGGCAATGGTCTTGAAAAAGGTAAGGTAAGCGACAATCCAGATGCTAAAGGCAACGTGAATGTACCAGGCGGTAACGCTGGTAAAACTGGTTTCAAATCAAAAGAACCAGGTCATGGTGCTGAGAAAAAAGGTTCCGGCGAAAGCGCCGATAACAAGCAAAGCCTTTTCCGTGGTCGTAGATAATTGAGGACAAATAGGTGAAAACTACCTTAGCAGAACATCTGAGTTTTGACCAGGCTAAGATTGTCTTAGAGAGCGAAGGTGAGGGCGACAAAAAGTCGCTCTTCCTAAACGGGATTTGCATCCAGGGCGATATCCGAAATGCAAATCAGCGTGTTTATTCTTCTCAAGAAATTGGCAGGGCTGTCAAGACGCTCAACGAACAAATCTCTGGCGGATACTCCGTGCTAGGGGAAGTTGATCATCCTCAGGATTTACGTATCAACCTCGACCGTGTATCACACATGATTACTAAAATGTGGATGGACGGCCCTAACGGCTACGGAAAACTAAAAATTCTTCCTACTCCAATGGGTCAATTAGTTAAGACTATGTTGGAGTCGGGAGTTAAACTTGGAGTTTCAAGTCGTGGATCTGGAGAAGTTGATAACAGCGGAAACGTTCAAGGATTTGAAATTATTACGGTTGATGTAGTAGCACAACCAAGCGCACCAGGCGCTTATCCAACACCAGTTTATGAACACTTGATGAACAATACAGGTGGATATCAGGCTTATAGAATAGCACAAGAAGTTAAAGGCGACCCAAAGGCACAGAAATACTTAGCAGAGAGCCTAAAGCGAATAATCGCAAGGCTCAAATAACCAGTAGGAGAATCACATGCTAGATATCGTAAAACAATTGTTTGAGAACAATGTGATTTCCGAAGAAATTAAATCGGAAATTGAAGCTGCTTGGGATAGCAGAATTCAAGAAAACCGTGAACAAGTCACTGCTGCACTACGTGAAGAGTTTGCTCAAAAATATGAGCATGACAAGTCCGCAATGGTTGAAGCCGTTGAATCGATGTTAGTTGATCGTTTACAAGCTGAGTTATCAGAACTTGCAGAAGATCGTCAAGGATTGATTGAAGCTAAAGCCAAGTACGTTAAGAAAATGACTACTGATGCGAAAGCATTTGAGTCATTTATTTTTAACAATCTACAAAAGGAAGTGTCAGAACTACACGCAGATCGCAAGTCAGTTGCAGAAAATGTCTCTAAATTAGAATCATTTATCGTTGATGCTCTAGCAAAGGAAATTGCAGAATTCCATCAAGATAAGAAAGATCTTGCAGAAACTAAAGTTAAACTAGTCCGCGAAAGCAAGGCTAAGTTTGAACAAGTTCGCAAGGAATTTATTGCACGTTCAGCTAAAATCATTGAAGAAACCGTAAGCAAAGGCCTACGTTCTGAAATGACTCAGTTACGTGAAGACATCGAAGCAGCCCGCAAGAATGACTTTGGTCGCAGAATTTTTGAAAGTTTTGCTAGCGAATTTGCAACGAGCTATCTCAATGAGAAATCAGAGACAGCTAAACTTCTAAAAGTTGTTGAACAAAAAACTAAAGAAGTTGAAGAAGCAGCTAAAGTTGTTGCAGAATCACAAAAACTAGTAGAGAGCAAAGAAGCACAAATTGCTAAAATCGTTAATGAAGCTAAACGCAAGGACGTTATGAGCGAATTGCTTGGCCCATTATCAGGTGATAAGCGAGAAGTTATGCGCGAACTACTAGAATCAGTTCAAACTGAGAAATTACATGGAGCTTTCGACAAGTATCTACCAGCCGTTATGGATGGTGGAGCACCGGCGAAGAAAGCACTCACAGAGGCTAAAGAAGTTACAGGCAATAAAGAAAAGGCACAATCAATCAGCGGAAGCGAAGAGAAAACCGCTGAAATATTTGACATCCGCAGGCTTGCGGGACTAAAAGTTTAAGGAGAACTATATGTCACAACTACTCGAGTCACGCTGGTCGGAAACCAAAGAGGCACTATTAGAAGGCCTACAAGGTAACAAGCGTACCGTTATGGCAACTACTCTAGAAAATACTCGCAAGTATCTAGCAGAAAGTGCTACAGCTGGTGCTACTTCCGCCGGTAACGTTGCAACACTAAATCGCGTCATTCTTCCAGTAATCAGACGTGTTATGCCAACCGTTATTGCTAACGAGTTGGTAGGCGTACAGCCTATGACTGGACCAGTTGGTCAGATCCACACATTGCGTGTTCGCTATGCAGATAGCTTTAACAGCACAAGTGGTACTGATATTACAGCCGGTGACGAAGCACTAAGCCCATTCAAGATTGCTGAAGGCTATTCTGGTGCAGCTAACGACAAGGCAGCTTCTACAGCAGCTCTTGAAGGCGTAGCTGGTAACAGACTAAGCATTCAAATCTTGAAACAAACCGTTGAAGCTAAAACTCGTAAGTTATCAGCTCGCTGGACTTTCGAAGCTGCACAAGATGCACAAGCTCAACAAGGTATTGATATCGAAGCAGAAATCATGGCCGCATTGGCACAAGAAATTACTGCTGAGATTGATCAAGAAGTTATTGGTAGCTTAAACAGCCTAGCTGGTACCGTATTAACATACGATCAAAACAGCGTTTCTGGTACTGCTACATTCGTTGGTGACGAACACGCTGCTCTAGCTGTTCAAATCAACCGTGCTTCTAACCTAATCGCTCAGCGTACACGTCGTGGTGCTGGTAACTATGCAGTTGTTAGCCCAACAACATTGACACTTCTACAAAGTGCTACAACTTCTGCTTTCGCAAGAACAACAGAAGGTACATTCGAAGCACCTACAAACACTAAGTTTGTTGGTACATTGAACGGCGCAATGAGAGTGTTTGTTAACACATACGCTACAAGCGATGACGTTCTAATTGGTTACAAAGGTTCTAGCGAATCTGATGCTCCAGCATTCTACTGCCCATACATTCCATTGATGAGCAGCGGTGTTGTATTGGATCCATCAACATTTGAACCAGTAGTTAGCTTCATGACACGTTATGGTTATGTAGAACTAACTAACACAGCTTCTTCTCTAGGTAATGCAGCTGACTACCTAGCTAAAGTTGCTGTTACAACAGCTAACTTGAAGTTTGCTTAATTAGTAAATTTCATAAGCGAAATTCAAAAAGCCCCGCAAGGGGCTTTTTGTTTGACTTAAATATTGGTATGCGAATTGAAGGAGAAAAAGATTTTTCTTTACTACGCAAGCATATTCAAGCATGGCGTAGTCGTTTTCCTATGTTTACTCATGATGTTAATCGAATCGAACAAATTATAGAAAATCACATACAAAATTTTGCAATTGCTGGAGTACACTATAGACAAACGCATCAAAGACAATATTTAGAAAGAGCGCAAGCAGAAATAGACGAAATTAACAGAGTAATCGAATTAGTAGAAAAATTAGAGCTAATGGCATTACTTGGTCGCTGATAAATAAAGTATCGTAATGATTTATGCGGTACCCACCGCGTAGACCCAGAACGTCATTCAAAGGAGAAAACAAATGGGACGTCCATTAAGAAAAGATGTCAGAGGTACTGACGTAATTAACACACCAGTTAGCGATACTGGTATTACCGTAAAATTTCATGACGGTAGCTCATTAAGAACAGACGGAATCATCATTAAACAACGTGGTGCAAAAACTTTTGTTGTTGCTAGAAGAGGTTCCCCAACAACTATCTATACTTGTGTTTTAACAAACGGAACACCAAGTGCAGGCGGTGAAATGCAAATCACTGGTTCAACATCTGGAATGTTAGATGCTAACCTAGTAAATTGCGCAAAAATTACTAAGCGTATTTTTACAGACTTTAGCGGCAATCGTTATACATGGTACTTAGAGTCTGATTCATCTGCAGATTATATTGTTCTAACAGCAGTTTAATTTTTAGGAAGTATTCATGGGTCAATATATCCAAGTCAACGGTGACTATAATATAAAAACCAAAACTGGTGGGAAGGTAACTTTAAATACCGGACCGGGTGTGGGAGAAGTTAGGGTCACTGGAAACCTAGTAGTAGACGGAGATACATTAACCGTATCTGCAGAAAACTTGCAGGTTCAGGATAATTTGATCACATTAAACTATGGTGAAACTGGCGCAGGGGTGACCCTGCGCTATTCAGGCATGGAAGTTGATAGAGGTACAGAAAACAAAACTGCTATTATCTATGACGAAAATGATGATACCTGGAACATTGGTAACGGAACACCCGAAAGTGGATATGATTACAATGATAGCAGGTTAAGACTTAAAGAAGTTTTAACTAACGCTGACACTGATGATGGCGATTTAACATTAATTGGATTTGGAACAGGAGTTGTTAAAGTATTAGGTACTGACAACTATCGTTTACAAGTTACCGATCCAGATGACATTCCAAATAAAGATTATGTTGATTATGCAATTTTGAATAATCCAACATATCAATTAAGAAGAGATGATACTCGTGTTGTAGCATTTGATGCTAATGATCCGTTGATACCTTCTTTATCATTATCAAATTCTATCGGACCTTATATTTCACAGCCGAGCGAAAGTTTAGTTTCTATTTTAGTAGACGATTTTGAAGTTGCAGCATTTTCTAGATCACAAATTCGCTTTGCGGGTTTAAATTTCTTTACTGAAGACGCCGCCCCGGGAGCACCATTTGGTACAGCAGATGCCGCTGTTATTCAAACTACAAGTTCAAGTGGTAATATTAAATTAGAAACAAACAGCACAGGTAAAGTTGAAATTACCTATGCGTTGCAATTAGACGACAACGGAGTAACACCAGCTTCGGTTGATAATGCTACATTGCTATACGGCGGAACAATTGGAACAGGTAAAACAGGTTTATATTTTGTTAATACATCTACCACAGACGAATTAATAAGTAAAAGAAAAGCCTTTTTATACAGCGTAATATTTTAAGAGATAGAAAAACATGATATATAGCACCAGACTAACAACAACTAGCGATACACTAGTATACACCAGTAGTACAACTGGGGCTCCAATTGCAGGTCCTGTATTAGGACAAGAAAATGCAGTTACATCGATTATCATCTGCAACACAGGGACTCCAAATTTAACAGACGAAACCGTCAATAGTTCTACAATAACAATTAATTTATGTGCAGGTGGCGGTAGTGCTTCTGATACTAATACAATTGTTAAAAATTTAATTATACCTGCAGGAGAAACCGTATTTTTCAGCGATGAAAAAATTGTTCTAGATGCAGGAGATACAATTAGAATGACTGCAAGCGCAGCAAATCTATTAAGTATAACCGTGAGCACATTGGCAGTATGAGATTTCTTAAACAAAAAACTATTAGCAAATATAGTCCTAGTGATAACACTTTGTTTACTAATCACTATGGTCGTGCAGTTATGGATCTAACCGGTGGTCTTAGACTTCCTAAAGGAACAGAAGCTCAAAGACCGCAAACATCTAGTGTAAGAAATCCGGAAGGAGCTGACGGATTTATTAGATATAACACAGACACAAATTCTATAGAAGCATTAATTAGCGGCGTTTGGGAAGTAGTTAGAGCGCCGGGCGCAACATCAATATACAAACAAACGTTAGGACCAGGCGACGATATTGAAACAACATTTGGCCCGCTGTATTCTATTCCTGCAGCCGATGATAATATTATTGTCCTAGTTGAAAACGTAATTCAAATTTCGGTAACAAACTACAATATATCCTATAATCACTTGGGTTCAGGAGATGCTTATATTGTGTTTACTAGTGCAGTACCATTAGATAAGTCAATAACCATATATTTCGGTTTCGCAAACTAATATTAAAACGGTTAAATATACGTATCAATGGAGCGGAGATACGTAAATGGCTTTTGTTTTAGCAGATAGAGTTAAAGTTCGTTCACATAGCACAGGAACGGGTGATTTCATCTTGACCACAACTTATCCTGGTTTTCAGAGTTTTAATGATGCTATCGGTGACGGAAACGAAACTTATTATCTTATTATAGATAATGCAGGTAATTGGGAAGTAGGTCGCGGTACTTATTTTACAATCACTTCTAGTCTAACACGAGATACGATTGTATCTTCATCTAACAATAATTCTTTAGTTAATTTTCCAGTAGGCGGCAAAAATGTTTCAGTGACATTTCCGTCAAGCCTTGCAGAAAGTTATCTTGTCGGTGGCGGGGGCAGCACCACTGACAGCTTCAAATACATAGCAGTATCAGGACAATCCACCGTTTCTGCTGACAGCTCAACCGATACATTAACTTTAATAGCCGGAACCGGAGTTAGTATAACAACTAATGCTGTTTCAGACTCTATTACAATTTCTAGCTCAGGACAAAGTGTAGAGCTTGCAAACAACGGACATACGTTTGCATTAGATACCTCTGGAAGATTAAATTTAGATTCCTCAATTAGTATCTCTAGCGAATATCAAACGGTAAATTCTGGAATTGAAACTAGTATATACAGCAGCAATGGAAGATACATTCGAGCAGTTAAATTAGTAGTATTTGTTGAATCTTTTAGTCCATATGCCTCGCAAGCAAATGATTTATTGGCTATCTACGATCAGTTAAGTGGTAATGTTTATGTAACGGCTTATGGATTAATTTATACTGGAGCAACCCCGTTGGCAACATTTGATGGAAATTATGTTGCTGGAAGTATAGAAATTACAATAACATCAACGGTTAATGCTAATGTTCGAGTTAATGTATTAGAAATGTTTGGAACTGATTAATTATGTCAGATATTATTTCAGATGGTGGATTTAGCGAAGGGTTTGGTGGCGATGAATATAATCCTGCCTCTGCCCTAGGGCGAATTAGTGGAAAATTATTAAAAGAAAATCTTTTAAGAAACGGTGTAGATCTTACATTTAGAAATACATCAACCGATCCTGATCTTTTATATATTGATGTTAATAACAATAGGATTGGTATTAACAAAGAAAATCCAAATTTTGCACTTGAAGTTATTGGAAAAACTAAAGTTTCAGATAATTTTATAGCCAGCGGAACCACAGCTACATTTGATAATATTGTTTTTAATTCTACAGGCTCAATAACTTCTACCGTGGGTCCTATTATTATTGAACCTCAAGGTAGTAATCCGTATGTTGAATATGGAAAAGTTACAAATCCTAAATTAGAATTAAAAGACAATTACATTAATGTTACAACTACAAATACAAGTTTAATATTAGATCCTCACGGAACAGGAATAGTTGATTTTCAGTCAAGTGTTAATATTAATAATAATTTGTCTGTAGGAGGAAATATCAGTGCCGCAGGTAATTTACAATTTAACGGTACACTAACCATTGGCGATAACGCTGTTGATACCGTTGTTGTATCTCCGGACTTTACACAAAGTATTATTCCTGGAGATAACAACCTGTACGATCTTGGAAAACCAAACAAACGCTGGGCAGAATTTTGGTTTTATGACGATCCGGGCGTTACAAGCATTAATACAACAAATTTAATTATTAGTGGGCAAACACTAATAACAGGACATACAATATCAACAATTCAAAGCAACGACGATCTTGTACTTGACTCAGCATCTGGGAATATAACATTAGAAAAGATTAATATAAACGCTGGTGTTATAACAAACTTAGAAAATACCCCAATTACTATTACACAAACTGCCGCTGGATGGACAAAATTTAATACAGATACTGGTGTAGTTGTTCCTGTAGGTAATAATTCTCAGCGTCCATACATTGAAGAAGGTGACACTCGCTGGAATACCGAAAAAGGTTATTTAGAGTGTTTTGATGGTAATGTTTATACCGTAGCCACTGGTGGTGGCGTTGTAGTTACATTACCTATCATGGAAGAGCTTACTAATCTTTGGGCCCTTGTAGTGGGTTAATTTTCCTATACGACTAAATACTACTAATTGCAAGAGAAGACCAATTTTCTTGTAAAATTAACCTGTGGTAAACCCGCATAGAGCGAACAGCTGAAAAAGTGGTTATCCGTGAAACACGGTGTCTAGGGGAGAGCGTATGGCGATTGGTCGTATTTCCGGGCCGCTCTTAAAAGCCAATCTCATTAGAGATGGTGTGAATTTGGCTTTTGAGACCGACCTTCTGTATCTTGATGTAGTCAACTCCAAGATTGGCATAAACTCTGCTGATCCACAATTCGCCCTAGACGTAGTAGGTACAACCAGAACAACAGATTTAGAAGTTACTAATCAATTTGATATTGGTAACTTTACCATTTCTGGTAACACAATCAACAGCACACTTCCAACTATTAGCTTTACCGCATCAGGCGGTGAGGCAACAGCATACCATTCTAGACTAATTGTTAATGATCTAGAACTTAATAATAACACTATTTCAACAACCGTTTCTAATTCAAATTTAGAATTACGCCCTAACGGAACAGGAATAGTTGACATTCAAAGTTCTGCAAACATTACAGGAAATGTTACAATTGGCGGAAACATAAATGCTACAGGAAATGTTACAATTGGCGGCAATTTAGTAATCGGTGATAGTTTATTCGATACCGTTACAATTAACGCTAGTATTAAAAGCGACCTAGTACCAGAAACAGATAATACTTATGATATCGGTTCATCAGGAAATAGATGGAAAGATATCTATGCTAATAATTTTTATGCTAATACTTTAAATTTAAACACTTTTGATGTTGGAAGCATAACAATATTTGATAATACAATCACCACAACATCAGGGCAAGATTTAATTTTAGATCCAAACGGCTCTGGTGCGTTAAGAGTTGGTAATTTTTCTATTAGAGATAATGTAATTACAAATACGGTTTCAAATTCTGTTACTGAATTTGTACAATCTGGTGCAGGGTATTTTAAAATCACAGGAACAAATGCGTTTGTTCCACCTAAAGGAACTTCTGGACAAAGACCAGTAGCACCTTATCTAGAAGTTGGTATGACTCGTTATAATACTGACTCCAAGGCTTTAGAAATTTGGGACGGATTAGTTTGGGCCAGTCCGGCAGGTACCATTGGTGCTGTTTCTGAAGGTACAGCAAACGACATTGCAATCAAATATGCATTGACATTAGGATAAGAATAAAATGCCAACCACGTTTAAACATGCAGTTAACACAGGAATAGGAACATCACCAGTTGACGTATTACAAACCCCTATCGGTTATAGAATTACCGTGATCGGATGTAATCTAGCAAACACAACTGACTACGATGTTTGCGTTGTTGACGTTTATGTAGTTAGTGAGGATAGTGTTGAAGCAGTCTATATCAAAGGACTACCAATACCTCCAAACTCATCGGTAAAGTTAATTACTAACGGAGAAAAATTAATATTACCAGAAACAGCAGGATTAAGAATTGTCAGCGATACCGAAACAAGCGTTGACGCAGTAGTAAGTTACGTTGAGATATCATAAGGAGTAGAAGATGGCAGGCGGAAATAATTATTATTTAGGCGATGATCCGGTATCACGCCTAGGCGACACTCCTAGATTTTTCTACGGACTAAGAAAAAATGAAAATGGAAGTTTATTTTTAGCTAGGGTTGACCAAGTTAAAGATAAAGGAATTATTACAATTAATAATCCAGGTTTAGAAGAAAATAATTACACAGATTTTGAAACTGGTGTAGATTTTTTTGAAGGCATAGATGTTAACCATAACCCTGTTTACGAAAATTTAAACTATACTCAGTATAGATGGGACGATCGTCCAATGTTCTATTATATTAATGAAGAAGGTGAATTAGTTGTTCGTGTTAATGAAGGTTATGTCTATGATAACGGATCATCAGAGGAATAATAATAAATGGCAGATTTTAAATTAAGTAGATTTAGATATACTTGGCAGGGCGAATGGGCTCCTGCAACAAGATATAATCCTGATGACATTGTAAGTTACGGTGGAAAATCTTTCACCTGTTTAACAACACACGTTTCAAATTTTGATTTTTATGCTGACTTAGAATTTTATAATAATGATATTCCTCCATTATTAGTTCCAAGATGGGAATTGGTAGCAGACGGTGTCAGCTGGTTAGGAGACTGGGAAACCGATACATATTATAAAGTTGGTGACCTTGTTAAGTTTGGCGGAACAACTTATCTATGCGTAGAAGGTCATACTTCTTCTGCCCCAGATCCTGAAAATCCAACTTCTGCAACTTTAGATTCATATTTTTCAGCAGATGCTGATAAATGGACAATTCAAATCACTTCAAAAAATTGGGCAGAAGATTGGGCACCATCAACATATTATAAATTAAACGATGTAGTTCGTTATGGTGGTATTGCTTATCGTTGTAATTCCTCACACCTGTCAGCCGGATCATTTGAATCTGGTTTAGAAAATAGTCAAAGTTTTTGGGACGTAGTTAATGATTCTCTAGATTGGCAAGGAACTTGGACTATTAACACACGATATAAAGTAAATGATGTTGTCAAATATGGTGGTGTTACTTACAAATGTACCGTTGGTCATAAAGCAGCAGGTTCTGATACACTAGGGTTAAATGCTGATTACGGTAAATGGAGTATTTTACATAACGGATACGAATATGTCGGTACATGGGAAGATAGCGTTACCTATAAACTTAATGATGTAGTAAAATACGGTTCTTATCTGTACTATTGCACAACATTTCATTTATCTGCTACAAATTTTGATATTAGTAATTGGTCTATATTTTGCCCTGGAGCAGAATACGATGTAAATTGGTCATCAACAACAAATTATCAACAAGGCGATATTGTTAGATACGGTGGAAACTTATATGTTGCATTGAGCAGTAGCGTAGTCGGACAAAACCCATCAACACAGACAACAGCATGGCAATTATTATTTCAAAGCACAAGAATTGCCGGAACATGGGATGCATTTATTCAATATAAAATTGGAGATGTTGTTCGAAGAGGCGGAAATTTATATCTAGCATTTTCAGATAGCATTGGCCAAGATCCTGATATTCTTAATGACGGAAGCTCAACAAATTCTGCATATTGGGATTTAGTTATTCCCGGCTCTCGTTGGGTTGGTGTATGGACTCCGAACATTTTTTATCGTGCAGGTGATACGGTAGTTTGGGTTTCTAGCTCTTACAGATGCTTAGACAATCACGAATCCGATCAAACAAACAGACCGGACGACGATGCTGAGGATGGAAGTACCTTACACGGCCGTTATTGGGAAAAAATTACCGACGGAAATAAAAACAATCGATTAAAAAATCTAGGCGACATAAGAATGTTTGGCCCAACAGAAGATGGCAGTACCGTTGGATACACTAGATTGCCAGTTGGCGAACAGGGACAAGTTTTACAAGTTGAGAACGGCCTTCCAACTTGGAAAAATATGTTCGAATCAAACAAGGTTTATTATGTTGCACCTCACGGATCTGATGATGCAAGTTCTGGTACATCTCCACAAAAACCTTGGAAAACACTTAGATATGCAACAGAAAATGTTACAGGCTATGCAACAATTTTTGCAAGAACAGGCGTATTTGAAGAAATTTTACCTATTAGAATTCCTGCATTTGTAGCCATTGTCGGTGACGAACTTCGTGGAACTATTATTAAGCCTGCTGAAAATATATTCAGCAATGATTATATTAGTAGAATTTTAGATGCTGTTGATTACATAGGAATTATTGCATCATTGATAGTAAAAGAAGATGTAATAGGAGATACTGACGAAGAAAGTCCAGCATTCGGTACTAGAGTATATGGCCATCTTCCACAAGACTTCAGTGGTTCACCTGGCGGTGACGACGAAGTGTTAGCAATTACCTCTTTAGTAACTCAATTTAAAAATAGAGTTGAAAGTTATAACCCAGTAACTTTTTCTGGAACAAACACATTAACAGCAATTTCTGCAAGATTAAATGCATATAATCAGCTAGTTAATAATAAAGAGTTTATTATTAGTGAAACAACATCATACATTGAAGCAAATTTTGTTGATTCTACTCTAGCAGAACTTCCTGCTAGATGGACGCAAGATGTTACTAGGATTGTTGAAGCATTGATTCACGATATAGGATATCCTGGAAATTTCTATACCATTAATGCTGCAAACTTTTTTATCAACGGCAACAATGCAGAAATGAACAAAACTTCAAACATGTTCTTGTTACAAGACGGAACCGGTTTAAGAAATGCAACATTAATTGGGCTCGAAGGAACACTCGGTGAAATTAATGAATACGGAACAAGAAGACCGTCTGCGGGGGCTTATGCTTCTCTAGATCCGGGATGGGGACCAACTGATACTAGTGTATGGGTAGGAACTAAGTCACCGTTCGTAGTTAACTGCACTACGTTTGGTACAGGCTGTGTTGGATTTAAGATTGATGGAGACCTTCATGCCGGTGGCAATCAAACAATGGTTGCTAACGACTTCACACAAATTTTAAGTGACGGTATTGGTGTATGGGCCAACGGTGAAGGCCGAACAGAATGTGTTTCGATCTTTACATATTATTGCCACATTGGTTATCTATGTACAAACGGTGGTAAGATCCGAGGAACCAACGGAAACTGCTCTTACGGAACCTATGGTGCTGTATCTGAAAAATATAATACCACGGAAGATCCAATTACCTGCACCGTAAACAATAGATACTATGATGCAGATGTGTATCAGACTATGGTTAACGACGACCAAGGATTAATGAAGGTCTTTTATTCTCATGCCGGTAACGGTTATTCTAGTGCTTCATACTCTATTGTTGGTTCTGGAATTAATGCACAAGTTTCAGGTAATGAAATTAGAGATGGTGGAGTTTACGAAGTAAGAATTACAAATAGAGGCGATTCGTCTGCAGAAGGAGGTTCTGGATATGTGTTTACAACCAACGCCGGCCAAGGTACAACTGATGCATATACATTTGTAATTGCAGGATCAGACGAAAACGATGCTGCAACTTATAAAACAATGAGAATTTTAATTCCATCTGGTCAAGGTGTTGGCCAATATGGATATATTGCCGATTATGATGCAACAGGAAAAGTTGTTTATGTAGCTAAAGAATCTACAAGCCCAATATCATGTTCGGCAACATCTTCATCAGGAAACTGGATTACACTTTTAGACACCACAACATTAAGTGTAAATCAACCAGTGGTATTTTCTGGAACAACTATAGGAAACATTGCTAATTATGTTGTTTATTTTGTTCATACTATTGATTCATTAAACAACAAAATTAAAGTTAGCACATCGTCAGGCGGTTCAGTATATGGTCTAATTAACGCTACAGGTTCATTCTTATTACATGCAGCAGGGTGGGAACATCTTGTTGAGGGTACTCCTATACAAACATCGTTGAACACAACAGCAAATTATGCAATTGAACCACGAATTACATTTACTAGTCCGGGATTTACGTCAGCATCAACTACATTACCAAACAGCAGACAATGGAGTAGTTTGGCATTCAATGGAACATATTGGGTAGCGGTAGCTATTGACAGCAACGTTGCTGCTTATTCAGCCGACGGGGTAACCTGGACTAACGGCACACTTCCAGTAACCGCACTATGGACAAAAATAAAATATACTGGAGGAGTATTATTAGCTTTTGCTACAGGAGGTTATGTAGCAAAATCAACTAACGGCACATCTTGGTCATCGGTGACTATTCCGGGATCAACAGACTGGAGAGATGTATCATATGGAAATTCTACATGGGTAGCAATTTCTGGAAGCAAAAATATTGTTGCTACATCATTGGATCTAACAACATGGACTACATCTTCGTTACCAGAAGGTGCTGACTGGAACGCTATCGAATACGGTTCGGGAAAATTTGTTATAGTAGCCGCTAGTGATTCTTCAACAGCAGGTGCTGCGGTTGCATATTCAACAAATGGAACAGCGTGGACAGCCACAAGCATACCACAAGGTGCAATTAGCCTAGCCTTTGGTAACAATCGCTGGGTAGCACTATCAGGCGGTTATGCAGGTGCTACCGAAGTTTCAATTAGTTTTAACGGTTCAACATGGTATGAATCAACACTAACTGCGGCTAACTGGCAACAGGTAACTTATGGTCAAGGTCTGTTTGTTGCCGTTGCAACCGGTACAAATACTATAGCAATATCAAAAGATGGTTATAATTGGACTTATCAATCGATAAGCACAACAGCACCTTGGGCAGCAGTATGTTTTGGAAACCCAATGAAACCAGGAAAATTCTTAGCAATTGCAGGATTCTCGACTAACAGCAATGTTGGTAGATTAATCAGCACTGGTGTACAAGCACAGGCAAGAGCAAGAGTTGTTGCAGGAAGAATTTCTAGTATTAATATTTGGGAACCTGGTAGCGGATACACATCAGCACCAGCAATGACCATTACAGATCCAAGTAACAGCTCAGATGTTTCTACAGCAGTTAGAATTGGTAATGGAGTTTTAGGTAATCCTACAATTATTAATGCAGGTACAGGTTACGAAACTTCTAGTACCGTATTAACCGTATCAGGAGACGGGTATAAAGATCAATATCAAATTGGAGACTCTTTAGTTGTTAATAACTTGACTAGAATTCCAGGACCGGGCGATAACTTAAACATTGCTGGAATTGACGATTACACTTATAAATTATTAACAGCAACAATCTTAAGCGGATCAATTGGAAACTATACCGCAAGATTAACCATTGCTAAAGATCTAGGAAGAGAAGAAAGCCCAGAACACGGAACATCGGTTGAAATTCGTCAGCAATATTCGCAGGTTCGTTTAACTGGACATGACTTTTTAGATATCGGTCTTGGAGGATTCTATTCAACTAACTACCCGGATACATTAAATCCAAACGGAACCGTTCTTGCTCCAGAAGATGAAGTTAGAGAACGCGATGGAGGTCGTGTGTTCTACACAAGTACTGACCAAGACGGTAACTTTAGAGTTGGTGAATTATTCTCAGTTGAACAGGCAACGGGCACGGTTACATTAAATGCTCAATTCTTTGAACTACAAGGTCTAGAAGAATTGAGGTTGGGTGGTGTTACCGTTGGTGGATCAGGCGTTGTCGTTAGAGAATTTTCAACAGACATAACGTTTACAGCAGATTCAAACAATGTTGTACCAACACAGAGAGCAATTAAAGCGTATATTCAAAGACGTGTTTCTGGAGGTGGTGCAGACGCAGTTACAGCCCAACTTGTTGCTGGTATTGTTCAAGTTGGACCACAGGCACTTGGCACAACTACAGGGGATGAGTTAATTTTTACATCAAAAGTAAACTTTAAACGAGGAATAGACGGAACTATGTTAGTGGCATCTAAGTTCTTATCAGGAACTTAAAAACCTAGCATTTACGGATTGAATAAATATTAATACTTGCATAACGGAGCTATAAATGGCAGAGTTTAAATTAGGTAGAATTAGATTTGTATGGAAAGATGACTGGACAACCGGTACTACATACTATAAAGACGACATTATTGCATATGGCGGACGTACATATCTTTGCGTAGTCGGTCACACAGCAGCAGCTGATTTCTATACAGACTTAGATAATATTCCAACTAAATGGAATTTGTTTGCAGACGGTCAAGTTTGGAAAGGTGATTGGACTGCAACAACACTTTACAAAGAAAACGACATCGTTAAGTACGGTGGTTATGTTTATATTTGTAATAATGGACATACTAGTGATTCGACATTAGAAGATAATCAAAGCGATTGGGATTTATTTGCAGAAAGTTTTGATTGGAAGAGTGCATGGGTCGCTGGAACAACATATAAAGTAAATGATATTGTTAAGTACGGTGGTTACACCTACCTATGTAACACCGCACATACTGCCGCAGGTACAAATGCTCTTGGATTAGAAGCTGATCAAAGCAAGTGGGATTTATTTTCTAAAGGACTTGATTGGAAAGGTGCATGGACATCATCTACTAGATATAAACTAGGCGATGTTATCAAGTACGGCGGTACAACATATGTATGTAACGAATATCATACATCAGCTGCTACCGTTGCTCTTGGATTAGAAGCTGATCAAAGCAAGTGGGATTATTTTAATCAAGGCGTTGAATACAAAGGTGCATGGACTACAGCAACAAGATACAAGGTCAACGACCTAGTTAAAAATGGCGGTGGCGTTTATATTTGTATTACTGACCACACAGCAGCAGCAAGTTTTGTAACCGATGTTGCTAAATGGAATCAATTTGTTGAAGGTGTTGAATTTGAAAGCGATTGGACTTCAGGTACAACATATCAACCCGGCGATATTGTTCGCTACGGTGGAAATACTTATATTGCAAAAACAGATCATGTATCTGCTGGCGGATTTGCACCGTCAACTAATTCAACAGATTGGGATTTGTTTACAACAGGATTTAGACTTGCTGGCGATTGGTCG